CCCGCGCGATCACCTGCGTATTAGACATAGGCGGGAGCCTCCTAACGTAATTGCAATATGCGATGCGATTAGCTATCGCATTATCACTACACTTAGTGACACAAGAACACGCGAAAACATTAGGATTTTGCACGATTTGTCCTCTTGGTTAGTGTCGTATGCTTACGCACAGTTGCTTTGCTTGGCAGATCAATTGGCTTTATATCAAGCTCTTTGAGCTTACGTTGTAGCACAATTTCCTCGCCTCTATGTAAGATATGAGTGATGCGAGCAATGCCCACCTTCATTAGCTTTGCGATGGCGCGATACGTCATTCCTTCCTGCCGTCGTTGGTAGGCAAGCTCGCAGTCGTACTTCTTGAGCCATTCGCTCAGGTCTTCTTCCTTCTCAATGTAAGCGTTTGCAGGGTACGAGATCCAGCCCTTAGCGACCGCATCGGTCACGATCTTCGGAGCTTGATTGAGAAGCGTGATGCGAGCTTGAGTCTCTAAGATGTCAGCCTTAGTGATCTCTCCATCTTGCACCTTTCTACATAGATAATGCTTTGAAGCCATGTTAGCAGCCAGTGAGACGTTCCAGTTCTTCTTCTAGCTCATAGATACGACGACGCTGGACATTGGTCTCGCGCTCTAGCTTACGAGCAAAGTGCATAACCAAGAACACGAGCGACTCTGGATATTGTTTCTCAATACGTCGAAGTTCTTGATCGCAGCGTGGAGTGTCGGTCTCTGGGTCTTCCCAGAACGTCTCGGTGTTAGTCATGGTATTAAATGGTTATCTTATATCAGAACGGAATGTCATCTTCGGGACCAATAGGATCTCTAGCACTAACTGTCTTTTGCTTTGGCTCACTGTGTCGTTGGTCCATATCAACATAATTACCGAGGATAGGACCTTTCTTGCCTTCTTGTCTGGCTTGCTTGCTCACTGATTGAACGATCATTCCGTCGTTACCGTATTGATCACGGCCAGACTTGTTTGGGATAAGCGCAACGTCTAGATAAGTTCCAGACTTGCCTTTGAACAGAAACGACTTGTCGATCTTCGTAACGTCAATCTTGCCGATATGCATGGTGTTTGTGGGGGATTTGTACCGTCGAGGGTCAGTTTATCAGGATGGTTTACAGTGTCAACCCATCGTTGGGTTTTAGGTATCAATCGGAGGTTCAGAGAACCGGCAGAATTGCCCATCGTACCAGAGTTTTACGATGCCGCACTCACCGTCTCGTTGCTTTGCGATGACGATTGAAGCTTCGCCTTTCGGCTCTTTCCGGTCTCGGTCTAGGAGCATCACAAGATCAGCGTCTCGTTCGATCTGACCAGAGTCTGCAAGATCAGTCAGCCGAGGTTGTCGGCCTTTGTCTTTCTCGTTCTCTCGGTTCAACTGTGCAAGTGACAGCAAAGCCACTCCGGTCTGTACCGCAATGTCTTTGAGCTTACCGCTGACCTCTGCGACCTCGTAGGTGCGCTTCTCGGACTTCTCTGCTGCTTTGACCTTCTGGAGGTAGTCGATAATGACGAGTCGCACTTTGTGCTTACGAACCGCTCGACGGATGTTGGCGGTGATGCTGGCGATGCTTTGAGAGCTTGAGCCATCCAAGAACCAGAGCGGACTAGACGCCAGCTTCCCAGACGCTTGAGTCATGGAGCGCATATCACCTTCGGAAAGGTTGCCGCTCTTGAGGTTCTGCATCGGGACTTTGCCTAACGAAGCGACGGATCTTCTGAAGATGGCCTCCTTCGACATCTCAAGCGAGATGAACAGCGTCGGAGTCTTGGCTTTGACTGCTGCGGCTTCTGCGATGGCGATTGCGATTGCCGTTTTGCCTATAGATGGACGAGCCGCAATTATCGCAAGCTCACCATGCTGGAGACCATCGGTCTTGTCGTCGAGCCAATGGAAGCCGGTGGTTACTCCCGAGAGCGTACCTTTTCGACTGAACCGCTCTTGCATTGAGTCGATGAACGACCCCGCGACCTGTTTTGAGGTTGAGAGCGTCTCCTTAGAGACCTCAATGCTGAGTCCTGCTTCGGCATTAGAGACGATTTGATCTGTTGGGAGTGTCAGGACAGCGGACTCGCGTATAAGTCGGTCTCCTGCGAGCCGTAGCTGGCGACGGTGAGCGGCTTCTGCAATGCCTTTGACGTAGTATGGAAGGTTTGCCGGTGATGGGCAGACTTCCATTGCGCGGTTCCAGTCCTCGAAAGGGATGGGTTGGTTGCCGTTCAGCTTCTTCCACTCCTTCCCAAGTTCAGGGAGGCTAGGAGCGCGGTTCTGTTGGGTCATCGACTTAATGACCTCGTAAGTGTCTTTCAGCGATTGGGTTTCGATCCAATCAACTCGGACTTCAGCGAGCGCATCAGCGCAAGTGTCCAGCGTACCAGTCAGACAAGCCCCAATCAGACCAAACTCGTCGTCTTCAGCGAAGTAAGGATTGCTCACAGGCTGTCCCTCCAGTCGATTTCCTTAGTGCGTTTCGATTGCGGTTGAAGCTCAAGCTGGCTTTTGGGTCTGAATAGACCTTTCCACCCAGAAGCGATTGAGTGCTGAACGATCACCGGAAACTCTTGTGGTGAGAACTCGTTCGCCCATTTGGTCAGCGATGCGCTAAGTCCCGTCTTCTTGTATCCCTGACGCATCTCGGACTTGTACTGAAGCCAAAGGAGGGCTGCCTGATGGCAGTCCTCATTCTTCAGCGAGTCTGGCATCTCAAGACCGAAAGCAACCTCCCATGGCGACTTCGGAGCCTTCGTCTTCTCTGTCTTTTCTATCTTATCTATCTTCTCTTCTCTATCGGTTACCCCATGGGTTACCCGTGGGATAACCTGATCGTCTTCTGGGTTAACCCGTGGGTTATCTCTGGGTTTCTTTGGCCTCCCTCCCTTTCCACCGTTTGACCAAGAAGCAATTAGGCTTGCGTTAACCTCGTCCCATTGGTGAACGACCAGACATCCTTCTTCTACCCTGCAATATGTCTGGAGCATGGCGTTCCAGAATGTGCTGGCGTCACCGTTCCACTTGCAGACAGCGGATAAGATCTCGGCGTTCCATTCTGGGAATCGGCTCGTCTTTCGGGTCTGGCAATGTGACCAAAGCCTTAGAACGTGGATTGGTGCTGTTTCGGTGTTGAGAAGACGGGATAGAAGTCGCGTCTTCCAATGGTCTAAGAAGTCAGTTTCTACGATCATGTATCAAACAGAAACCCCACTCAGTCCGTGGTGAGAACTCGCGCACAAGCAACGCGACGTACACGGAAAGAGTGGGGATAAATTGGTTGAACATGGCTTGTGTTATGGTTAGCCAACGCTTGCTTCTCACGGCTCGCGCTGACTCCTTACTGCTAACTCGGCTTCGGTCCTTCGTCCAGACAAAACTTGTCGTAGAACTCGGCTTTCGGTCGAACGTAGAAGTAACCCTCACGCTCGTAGACGACGCACAGCCGCTTGGTCTCACCGATGCGGAGTTGGGCTTCGGAGATGAACTCCACGATGACGTTTTGGTTGGATTTAGAGCGGAATCTCATTGTTTTTCTCGGTAGTGTACTGTTGGGAATGTTCCACGGTTGCGAGTAATCACTCTGAACTTTTTAGACTCCATCGTTCCAATTCGGACTGAGCGGGAGAGCAGAATTCCTGCTGCATTCGGAGTCATTTTCCAAATCTCGGCCCATTGATTGGCTGTATGCCAGCCTCTGGGGACATCTTCGGGTTGATTGGCTAGTGCTGATCGAAGCCGCTTCAAAAGCTCGGCAGGTGCCAATTCTGTTCGTTCTGAGGCCATTGGTGGAGGTAGAGTTGCGCTGAGTTGTCGGTGTATTCCCCAAACACGATCCCATGGGACCATGCTAGGGTTGATCGTCGTTTTCCTGCATAATCCATTGCAGGAATGTCTGCCAAAGTTCCGACACAAAAGCCCATCGGATTTCCCATTGTTCGACCAGTCGCTTGACCTGCTCGGTGAGCATGAGCCACGACGCAGTTGCCAAAAGTCTCAGCGGAGTCACGCAAGAAGTTCTCACTGAATAGGACTCCATGTCCCCATCGAAATCCGCCAAGCTGGAAAAACGATCTGTCGAGACAGTCATTGTGTTTGATGAATGTGTGACAGTGTTTCTCAATTGGCTTGAGCATTCGTTCCCACACAGCCTCAGCGAATCCACGGACAACAGCGTTGTGATGGTTCAGATACTTCTTGGCTCGCTCGTCATGGTTCCCAATGGTGAACACCGTTGGTCTTAGTTCGTCTAGGAACTTGGCTCCCTCTTGGATGTCGTCGAGATAGTCATCGGCTTGGTCCGAGTCTTGTGGGTCTCGGAGTGACCCGCTGCGTAATGATGCAAGATCGTAGGCGTCTCCGAGGTGGATTACTTCGTCTGGTTTGAATCTCTCTCGGAAGAGCAAGACCGCAGCGAGTGCATCTTGATTGGCTCGGTTCCCATGGCTGCAACCAACCGCCATGACTCGGCGGCGGTGCTGTGTGATGTTCACAATGGTTAATAAGCATAAGCGTAACGCTCAATCAAGACACACTCGCTCGGTGTATTGTTAATCTTTCCGCAACTTACCTTTACGGACCATCATTACCCAGTAAGGCGAGACTCCGTACTTCTTGGATAATTCTCGGTTGGTGAATGTCGCGTGGGACGACCTGACAGCCTCCACGATTGACTGGTCGATTCTTCGTCCAACTGGACGCCCACGCTGACGCTTTTTTGGCTTAGTCGGTCTGGATGTAAGAACGGGTTGCGTTTGGACGGTCTTGTGGACTCCCAAGAGTCTAGCGATAGCGTCTTTAGTGAGACCGAGTGTTTTTAGTATGCTCATTGAATATTTCTGGGTGGAATGTTAGTACGTGGAAATCTAGGACGTGTCGGAGATATGCTCCCCAAGACTTAAAACCGAGTTTCTCTGCTTCTTTCTGCAATAGTGTTAGAGTCTTATAATCTAGCTCAAATGATGTATTAACTTTCTGGTTCATAATTCACGATGAAATCAAAGTTGGTTTGCCATGAATCGTTTAATTGGTTGTAGCTGTTATTCTTGATCTTCCACGTTCGCGGGTCACGGCTCGACTTGGTGTGTCGGCACCTGATGCGAACGTCGATGGTTTGGAGTGCGGAGTTTCGGAGGTGGTGATGGTGCTGGAGTTCGTGGAGCAGGAGGGTCATACCTTTTCGGTGAGTGATCTGATGTACCTGTTCCGCTCTTTCGGTTTTACGTTGATGAGGTATTCAATGGCCATGCAGGCATTGATGCTTGCGGTATGTTCCCAGTTCTCCTTGTTGTCGTAGTACTCATGCCACCGCTCGCTGGGTGCTACGATGACTTGTCCGGTCTTCCGGTGCTTGAACACGAATGCGGCAGGGCCGATGGGGACGTTCACGGCTTCACATCCTTCTCATTCCACAGCAGCAGATCGGCGCGGAGAGCGTCGTTCTCACGCTCTAGTTGGGTGATGCGCATATGCTGCTCCGCTAATCGCTCCCCTGCTTCAGCGATTGCTGAGTTAGCGGCGCCGTCCTCGGATTGAATATCCTGAGACAATATCCGCATCGCTGCGATTAGTGTTTCGGTTGAGGTTCTCACGGCTTAGCCTCCTCGGATTTGTACTGCTGAATCCAGTTGTCGATGGCATTTAGAACAGCGGCATGGCTGTTCTCTACGCTCTCCAACCGCTTGATACGCTCTCGCGCTTCTTGAAGCTCCCAAGCAAGACCTCCAATCACGTTGTCTCCGGTGACATCTCGCCACTCATCGCCATAGCGAAGGACGCGAGTTCCTCCATTTGATGCTTGGATGATGGTGTATTTACCGTCACAAATAGTTACATTTAATTCACTCATCGCTTGTTCTCCTTGGCTCGCTGCCATGAATTGGCCAGCAGCCGATAGTTTGAGTCAGAAATGGCACCGTCCTTCAGCCATTCAAGCAGCTCGTCGCCAGAACTCTTGAGTAGCTTGATGCGCTCG